CATTTATTATCAACTCAGAATCTCAAGGGGTTGATCAGAAACTCATCTTATTTTACAATGGTAGAAATACCAATTTAAAAACGCTTACCAATTACTCATTTTATCTTGGCACTACCTTGATAACTTCCTATCCTCCATCATCTGCATTTAGCGGTTATGCAACAAACTCTTATTCTGTTGCCTTTGGATTGGAGGCCCCATTGACTGGCAATATGCCAAAGAATACAATGTACTGGATGTATTGGAACAAATACCTATCAAGACTTTATTCATCAAGAAGCCGAATAGTTGTGGTTGATGCGGTTATCCCAGTTGGCGTATGGTTAAATATGAAACTGAATGATAATGTTGCTATATCTGGAAACTATTATAAGATTCAAAAAATTCAATATGACCTATTAAGTCAAAAGGCGGTTATTGAATTGATTACTTATCCGAATGTAAATATAATGGAAATCACAACCACAGTTGGAAAGAAGCCTACCTTTAGTACGGTGGTTGCAACAGATGCTGGTAAGACCTTTATTGATGGCAATCCAATCCGTAAAGCTTTAGGCAATGCGATTGAAGGTGGTGGGGTATATGTTACAGATGCAGTTGAGATTGAGACATTCAATATAGCGGCTCAAACAATGATTACTCCAATAATGGATAATTTGTTGCCTTTGATTTCATTGAATAAGATATCAATGTGGAACTATACAAGCACTCCAATCACAGTATCACCAACGCCAATTCATATTGATATGACTAATGTAGGATTTGAAGGGGATCAAAGTTTCTATACTTATGATCTTACAAATTCACAAATAACCATTATGAACTCTGGCCAGTATAGGATTATTGTAACGCTAATAGTAAACAATGGATCAAGTGCAAAAAGTGGTTTTGAAGTAAATATTGACGGTATTCAAACAGAAGGGTACCAAGAGGTTCACAGTAACGGTATTATGAATATCAATATGTATGCAAGTGCAACTATTGGACAAAACCAAGTTGTTAAGTTAAGAGCATTTACTTTAGATGGATCAACTAAAACGATTAATATATCAAGGTGTACATTTAGCATAGAAAGAATAAACTAATGGTAAACGAAATTATAAAACTGGCGCAAGCATACGAATGGTTCAAGGTATCTGAGAATGTAGAGATTGCCAAAGGTAAATATGAGATAAAAAAGGGGTGGAATCCCAAAGTAAAATCACTTAAAAGGAGGTTGAAAAACTTATTATGAGCGAAAAGATAGTATATGACATAGATGTCAATGTAAATAAGGTTGACAAAGCCACAAAATCAATTGATAACCTTGGGAATAAAGCTCAAGGCACTTTTGATAAGATGGGTGATAAGATTGGAGGCATAGGCGATAAGTTCGGGAAGATACCTGGGCCAGTTGGTCAAGCTGCTTCATCACTTGGGGGGTTTGGTAAACAATTATTTTCTTTATTAAGCAACCCTATTGTAGCGGTTGTGGCTGGTATTGCTGGTGCATTTATGGTTTTATACAAGGCCCTCACTTCAACTGATGAAGGTATGGGTAAGCTTGCCAAGATAACGGCTATATTTCAAGCCATCATTTCGCCAGTAGTTAAGGTAGTTCAAGAGTTTGCCTTATTAATAGCGGATAAATTGATTGGGGCATTGGAAAGTCTTGCAAGTTTATTTGGGGTAACTGCCGAGGCATCAACTGGACTTGCCGATAGTATAAAGGAGGTTGAGGATGCTGAGGAGAGTTTGGCTTTAAAAAGAGCAAAACAAAATAAAGACCTTGCCGAAGCAAAAGAGATTCTGAATGATACCAATAAATCACTTGATGAACGCAAAGCGGCCCTTAAAAAAGTAAGTGATGCCGAAACATCATTGGCTGCCGAGGAATTAAGGATTGCTAAACAAAGGAAAAAGAATGTTGAGGATCAAATTAAGAGAGACAGTGCAAGTAAGGAATTAAAAAAACAGTTACAAGAAGCTGAACTTGCAATCCTATCGACTGAAACAAACCTTGCAAATAAGAGAAGGGAGTTTGCCAAAGAAAACCAAAAGATTGAAAAGGAGGATGCCGATCAGAAAAAGGCAAAAGCCGAGGAAGAAAAGAAACAAGCGGAGGAAAGGAAAAAAAGAGTTGAGGATTATAACAAACAAAGACAAGAGTCAGCCGATAAAATCCGTGCATTAGAACAAAAGCTCGCAATTGATAGCATCCAGAATGAAAAGGATAAGGCATTAAAACAAGCTGAGATTGATAATGATAATGCTAAGCGTGATATTCAGCGTTCTTCAATGAATGCCAAGGAAAAGGCCAAAGCGTTAAGTCTAATCAACCAACAATACCAAAATCAAATTGCTAAAATTAATGATGATGCAAAAAAGAAAGCGGATGAGGAAGCTGAAAAACAAAGACAGTTAGCGGAGCAAAAACTAAAAGAACAGTATGCAACGGAGGAGAAGTCAATTGCTGATCAATATGAGAAAAAGAAGCTTATTGCAATGCAGACCATCAATGATGAGAAGCAACTGCAAGACTCATTGTTAAATTTAGAGCTTGAAAAAAACAATGCTATTCTTGAGAATCGTAAAAAGAACGGCCAAGATACATTGGACATTGAAAAGGTAATTGCCCAGGCTAAATTGGATGCTCTTAAAAAGCAACAAGATGAAACCAAGGCACTTGCTCAAGTGGAGGAAGCACAAACGCAAGCTAAACTTGATGCTACAAAACAAATACTTGGCAATATTCAAGGTTTACTAAAAGAAAACTCCAAAGCTTCAACTGCATTAGCTATTGGTCAAGCGGTTATTGATACCTATGTTGCCGCAAACAAAGCTTTAGCATCGGCTCCGCCACCATTAAATTTTTTATTAATGGGTACGGTCATTGCCACTGGTATTGCAAACATCAAAAAGATTAGTGAGCAAGCAAGTAAAATGGGTGTTGAAACTGGAGCGGTAAGCGGTGCAACTGGAGGCCCATCAATAGGCGTTGTTGGAGGCCAAGTTGATTCAGGTACTCAGATGGCTAAAAGTGTGCAAGGTGCAATTGGTGGCCCACAAAAAAGCTATGTGGTGGGTAATGATGTAACAAGTCAACAAAGTTTAGATAGGCGTATAAGTCAAAATGCAACATTAGGAGGATAATTGATTTTATTATTATGCAAAAAAAGGGTTATATAATCGACTTAGGTAAGATTGACAATATTGAAATGTCTATCAAAGATTTGGGAATGCAATTGCCAGATTTGGAAACTAAATTGACTGATATCCAAACCAAAGTGAAATCAAATATGGATGCTTTGTCTGGGATGGTTTACGATTTAGATATGATGGATGCTTTAGGCAAACAAATTGGTGATGCTTCAGTAATGGACAGACTTGCCAAAGGCAAAAAGATGTTGCAAGAAAAAATTGCAGTTTGCACAAAACTTTACAACAGAATAAAATAATGCAAATACTTGAGTTGTTATTGGATGAGGATCAAATGTCAAGTGGCATCGATGCGATTAGTATCGTTAAAGCACCAGCAATTGAATCTAATTTTGTGGCCTTAAACGAACATAAGATTAAGTTTGCCACATTAGACAATGAGAAGCGTATCTTGTTAGGCCCAGCACTTATCCCTAATAAACCAATTTATCGCAATCAAGATGGTGGTGAGTTTTATTGTTACTTTTCAAGAGCAACGGTAAAAAAAGCATCAGAGCTTTACTTACAAAGAGGCAACCAAGGTCAAGCGACTTTGGAACACGCAGTTAAGATTCAAGGTTTATGCCTGGTTGAGTCTTGGGTGAAGGAAGATATGGAGAAGGATAAGTCAGCAATGTACGGAATGACTGATCCGATTGGTACTTGGATGGTAGCAATGAAAGTTGAGAATGATGAGGTTTGGAACGAATATGTTAAGACTGGACTTGTAAAAGGGTTTAGTATTGAAGGGTATTTTGTAGACAAAAGCCAAAAGTTATCTAAAGAGTTAACTGAGGATGAAGCTAAAATACAAGAAGTTATTGCAATCCTCCAAGAGTACCAAAATTGTAACAACAAAAACTAAATAAGTTATATATTATATGAACGCAAATGACACATTAAACAGAGTGATGGTAGCTTTAGGCATTAAAGCCGAGGTTCCAGCAATTGAAGTTTCACTTGCATCAATGAAGACAATGGATGGTCAAGCAATATTTGATGCTGAGTCTTTTGAAGTTGGTTCTGCTATCTTCGTAGTAACTGAAGATGGTAAAATACCAGCTCCGATGGGCGAGTATGAAATGGAAGATGGCACTATTGTATCTGTTGATGACAAAGGTTACATCATTGAGATTGCAAGCAAAGAAGCTGAAGTAAAAGAAGAGATTGTTGAGGAAGTTATTGCTGAGGATATGCCAATGAAAGAAGAAATAGTTGAGGAGATGGCTAAGCCTAAAAAACTAACTGAAACAATGATTAAAACAACTGAGTTTTCTGCTGAAATTTCTGAAATCCGTGAAGAGCTTAACGCTTTAAAATTGAAATTGTCAAGTGTATCTGAAGAGAGAGATGAATTAAAAAGCCGTTTAGCTAATGAAGAAGCTCCAAGATCATTCCACTCTCCAGAATCTGCACCAGCACATTCAGTAAAATTCAAAATCGGTGAGAAAAGAACTGAAACTGTAACTGACCGAGTATTTAACCAATTATTCAAATAAAAAAAACCAATAAAATGAAAGACCTAAAAAATATCAAATTGTCTGGCCCTACTGTAAGTCCAAATACTTATGCTGGTCAGTTCGGCAACGAATACATTGCTGCCGCCCTTTTGAGTGGTGAAACCCTTGCAAAAGAGTTAATCACTTTACATCCAAATGTCGCCTACAAGCAAGTTATCCGTAACTGGCAACAATCTATCTCTGTAACAAACGCAACTTGTGACTATACTGATAGCTCAAGCATCACTTTAGGTGAATATGTGTTGACCACAGTTGAAAAGCAAGTAAACTTGACTCTTTGTAAGAACAACTTGCGTACAACTTGGGAAGCTGCTCAAGCTGGTTACTCTGCATTCGAATCTTTGCCAGCTACTTTTGAGCAATTCTTATTAGCTCAAGTTGCTGCTGAGGTTGCTCAAGAAGTTGAAAAAGGTATTTGGAAAACCAATACTTTTTATACTGGTGGTATGGTTCAATACTTGATCGATAACGCTGCTTACACTTTGCCATACGCTGGTACTACTAACTCAGGTAATGTTGTTACTCGTTTACAAGCTGCATTGGATAACTCTCCAGCTGCATTGTACGGTAAAGATGGCTACCAATACTATGTAGGCCCATCTACAATGAAAGCTTATCAAGCTGCTTTGTCTGCTGGTAACTACAACTTCCAATTCTATGTAGGTGAGAAGCCGATGAACTTCCAAGGTATTCCTGTAACAATGTGTCCTGGTATCACTGATGATGATGTGGTATTAGGTTTGAAATCTGATTTACACTTCGGTACTGGTTTATTGAGTGATTTCAATGAAGTGAAGGTTTTGGATATGGCAAACCTTGATGGTTCTCAAAATGTAAGAACAATCATGCGTTTCACTGGTGGTATCATCGCAACCAACCCAACTCAACAAGTAGTTATCAATGTAACTCCTTAATTTTAACTGAAACATTAACAAAATAAGGGGAGGGCCAAAACCCCTCCCTTTTTTATAAAAACAAATTAAAAAAAATGGCTTGTAATACAATAGACGCAAGACTTGAACCTTGCAAAGAATATTTAGGTGGCATACAAGGTATGTTCTTAATCCCATTCACTTGGAGTGATGTTATCACAGTTGATGGTACTGGCGCAGTTTCTAAAATTGCTCAAACTGGTGGCGTTACTTTGGTAACTGGTTACTTTTGGGAATTAAAAGGTGCTAACTCTTTTGCTGATACTATCACATCTTCAAGAGACAACGGCACTACTTTCCACGAATCAAACTTAACAGTTAAATTTAAGCCAAAGTCTCAAGCGACTCCTTGGTTAGACACTAAAGATGTTGAAACACTTGCAACTGGTCGTTGGAGAGTTGTGGTTTGGGATCGTAACGACAATTTCTGGTTGTTAGGTGAAGAGTTTGGTTGTGATGTAACAACTGGTTCTGAGGATTGGGGTACTTTACTTGGTGATGCAAGAACTTATACTTTAAGTTTTATCGCTTCTGAGAAATATGGACCGAGACCATTGGCATCAGTGACTTACGCTGGTTTGTCAACTATCTTTACTCCAGATACTACTCCATAATAAGTGTACATATATAAATAAGGAGGGGGCGAAAGTCCCCTTTTTTAATGCAACAAAATGAAGGTTTTAGGTTTTATACTTATATGGTGATTAATAACACATCAACTTCCATTTCATTTCACCCCTTGATTGCGTTCAATGGTGCAAGTGTAACATTGGAAATTGAACACAAAGCTACCAAGACATTAATCACTTCCACAGTAACTCCCACAATCGTTGGCACTAAGGTTACCTTAACTTTGCCATCACTAACAACCATCAATGCGGTTGCAAACCAATTGGATGAGCTTAATATAAGAGTCATTCAATCAAGTGTTATGCAGTTTGAGTATATGGCTTATTGGATTGTTGGTTCTATTGATCAGTACAGACAATGGAAATCTTGGAGTACAACACAAACAAACAGTAAAAACTGGATCACATTATAATGGCCACGAAAAAAAAGAATATACCATCTTACCACATCAT